GACCTAAATAGCGATCTCTGGGCGTACCTCCGCAAATATATGGCTCAGAAGAGCCTATTTTCTGCCGTACCCCTTTCATCTTGGAAAGCAATTCGCGAAGTTTCATTCATTTGTTTCATTAGGCTAGTGGTCTAGGAGCCGCCGGTGGGGCTACTGGAGCTGCTGGAGCGGGAGGGGCGCCTAAATCCTCTTCAATCTCAACCTCTGGGGTTTCTTTACTTTTACCCTCTAGTTCGGCAGTTTCTTGATCTTTTCTCATCTGCTTTCTATTCTTTTCTTTCTCTTCGTCAGATTGTAATTTACTCTTAATACCGGCTACTTCAGGTTTTTCTGGAGCTTCTCCACCCTTTAGATCAACTTCTTTAGTAGTTAGGGCGCCACGTAGTTTGGATAAAATATCTTCAACACGTGTAGAAATATAATTATTTGACTCCAAAGCTTTGTTAGTAGCTTCAGATAGAGAAGGGAAGAAAGAAGCTAATCCAAGACTATCTAGCATCATATCTGCTAATCCTAGTCTTCTTGGAATTTCACGGGTCTTGAAAATTTTGGCTAGGTCTTCTAATTCAGACACTACGTCTGCAACTGTTACATTAGATAAGACAGCATCAATTTTGCTGGTAAAACCACTTGGAGTACCAGGATCAGATTTGTCTTTTGCAATGTCTTCTTCAGTAACTTCTAGTGGCTCTTCATCCATACCTGGTTGAGCCGGGGTTGGTGGGGCGGTGGGAGCCTTCACTGTTGCAGGATTAAGTGGCGCTGGAGCTGGTGAGTCAGTGATTGGTACATCTGGGAGCGCTTGCGCTTCTGTAACCAACAACTCATCATCTGCGCTAGTAACATCAATTACATCATTTACTTTCAAGGCGTCTTCAGCCTTGGTATTGTCCGTAGTAGTAACTTTGCCAGTCTCTAGGTTCTTTAAAAAATCACCGATAGCATTGCTTGGAGCGCTCTCTGGAGGAGTTTGTGGCATACCAGGACCCACGGATGGCAAACCGCCGGCGGCGCCGCCACCTTGTCCCGGAGGGGCTGGAGGAGGAACAGGAGGAGCTGATTTATTATCTTTGGAGCCAGTTCCTGGAGGTGGAGGATTGTTAGCTTGAGCTACTTTAAATAAAACATCAGCAGCTTTAACGAAACCATTTCTCACTAAAACATTAGCTTCACGAACAATCATATCTTCATACAATCTAGTAGAAGTGCTGATTTTATTAACCATTTGCACTCTCTTCTTCAATTGATAAATTGCATCCAATAGGGCTTCGAATTCTTTGCCAGCAAATAGTTGTCCCTCATGAGAGCGCATAAGCTTCTCAGCAGAATCCAATCTACCAACAATCTTGCTTCTTTGTTTCTCAATAATGCTTTTCTTCTCAGCGCTGGAAAGTTCATCAGCAGCCGACTCTCTAGCGAAATCAATATCTTTACCAGAAACTTCTGGAGACTGTTCTTTGGCTGGATCTGGTTTGACATGCAAAAAATAGCCAGGAGCGCCATTTTCATACCATAATTGGGCAAATTTATATTTCATGTGATCTCCTGATTCATAATATTTAAGCCAATTGAGAAAGTCAAAAGTTTCCATGACATTCCAACCCTGGGTAGCTTGACGAATGGCTGGAACTCTTCCCACACCATTCCTCTCCTTGTAATATACCGTTTTAACAGCCTCTAACCATTTTTTAGTATTGCGCTGTCCTGGCATGTGCATATAAGGATCATTATTTGGATAAGCTTTTCTCTTATCCAAATCCAAGCGTGGAATATCTTCTGGATTAAACTTATCATAGTTAATTCCAGCCTTATCGAAAAACTGCATGAGCTTTTCAATCTTGTCTTCTAATTCAGGAGTTAATTCTAATTCTTTATCAAAATGAGGACGCAATCCTACCTCTTCCAACATTTCTTTGGATGGTAAATCTATTTTCGGATGGCGTGGAGGACTCATATTACTCGTTTAATTTTTTGTTAATGGTTTCACTCAAAACTTTAGCTTCTGCCAATTGCATATCTACATTTGGTGGAGCATCTTTTTCTGGAGCTTTTAGCTTAGACATTTCTTTATTAAATTCTTCCATGAAATACATAGAGGTCTCTAAATCAACCTGAGCTAAAACTCTTTTTATTACATCATGAAATACAGTAATATGCTGATCTACCACTTGTAAAGTCACATTGTGTTGTACAATCCGATCTCCGGGGGCTTCAGTAAACTTATAGTATTTCTCTAGAATATTGCCCAATACCTCAGTATACTCAATTAAAAGTCTGTCGACTCTGGTATTGATATTACGAGGATCTTCTTGAATTTCGTCGAAGACTTGTGATAAACGAGTTTCAATAGCCACACATAATTGAGCTACCGTTTTTCTAACATCCAATTGTTTGTTAGCGGTTTCAATCATGATAGCTTTGTAAGCCGTATTATTATGAACAGCCAACTCTAATTGTTGTTCTGTATTATTTGCAATTGCCGATTTGGTTTTTATCAAATCGTCCTGAATTAGGGTATAGATATCCAAATAGTTTTCCTGAAAAGACTTAAGAGATTTTTCAGCAACTACAAATTTCATTTCGCTGACGTTAGTATACTTAGAAGACAGCCAGTCATATACATCTTTAACTGGTTGTCCAATTACTAACTTAGCAATAATTTCATCCTTATCGGGATGTTCTAGGATTTTCTTGAGTGCCGTCTTATTCATGACTCGCTACTTTGGTTAGGATTGATTGTTTCCCAATCTTCCTTCTCTAGTATCAAATATAGCATGAGTTGGAACACTCAGTCCTTGAGTTTGTTGGGCAACGTCTCCACCTGGAACCTTGTCTCCATTGTTAAGATCGAAGCCAGTCTCAAAATTATAGCTTTTCTTGTCCATCTCACATTGCCACATATGCTCTCCAACGCGCGCAATTTGCACGCCAGGATGATCTGGACAGTATCTGGTACTCAATGGAGCTTCCATTATTTTGTATTGTTTGGTCATATTGCTTTTGGCAATAGCCTTTTCGGTCTCGCTAAACTTATGTGTTTCAGCTAGTTCCTTACGTGGATTTTCGTATTTCTTTTTAAGCTCATCGATTCTTCTATCTTCTAAATCTTTTCTAGCAGCAAACACATGTGGAGGAGCTGCAATGGTTAGAAGTAATTCATCCAAAACGGAAGCTTGTTTCTTTAGCTCTGGGTCGCCAGAAGAGTCTAAAGCGGCAGCCAAATTGGCAATACCCTCAATAGAGTGTGGCGTGATTTTAGATTCTTCAGGTGGTTCAAGAGAGTCCACTTCGTCGGCGGCTTGCCTAAGGAGCGCAGCAGATAATACACAAGACTCTGCTACCACCTTCATGCAGTGTTCATCTGCTTCGGAAAGTAGTAATGCTTCATTGTTTGGACTTTCCAGCCAAGAAGCGATAGCGTATAACATTTCTGCGATTCTCATTGGTGCCTCTTTTTACTCATTGTCTTCAAATAGAGACAAAGGATTAAATGACTTTTCTGGTTGTTGCTCTAATGCCGGAAGATTAGTCTGTTGCCTCTCTTCGAACAACCTTTTAATTTCTTGGGCTTCTGCGGATACTTCTGGACCATCCAGCGGCACATGACCCCTATCAATAGCATTGATGAGCGTCGTAATTTTTTGCTTTAGGTCTGGATATGACAAAAGGCGTGTCATAACATCCATATTGTCCAATCCAAACCTCTGAGCTGGCGGGGTCTTCATAAACATTAACAATTTTTCTTTGCTAAGTTCTTTTCTCTGAGGTTCAACCCTACCACCTTCTAGCGGAACTTCCTTTGGAAGGAACTTCTGTAGAATTTTAGCCTGCTTCTCTAAAATACTTGATACTCTAGATAGAATCATTTCTAATTTAGATTTCAAATGTTCTCTATAGTTTCTTTCGGACTCTTTAGAGCCACGAAGAGAACTATGAATAGAATCTCTTAGTTTATTATCTGGATCAGTTTTAACTGATTTGATAGCTCCCAAAATCTTATTGAGATGCCTGAATAATAAATGTGGAGTAGCAGCCAATACATCAATATTACTAACCATTTTCTCCATGGCAGTAACTAAAGCTTTGCTAAAGGGCTCGCCAGCATTAGCTAATATCTGTAATACTGGCTCCTTAGCCGTATCACTATTAACATAGAGATTGTATGCATTAATAAGGTCTTTTTTGATACCATTAACTACATCTTCTATGGAGGCGGCTTCGGTTCTTAAGTTGTACTTAAGCTCCATAAGTTGAGCCAATCTAATCAACCTCATGGCTCACCCAAAAATCTTGGAGTTATTAAAAACTGCACCCTCGTAGGTTTCATCCATGCTCTTTCTATACATTGGACGACAGTTTCCGTCTTTATCTTGATACACCTTGTGTAATGGCAATCCAGTATGACCACAGATTGGATGCTCGCTTACTTTGGCGTTTTTGATTACCATAGAACAAGAAGTCTCAACAGTAGCCTCTTTCTTAGAACCTAATCCAGTCAAGAAAGCTTGGAAACCAAAAGCATATGCTCTATCGTCACCCATGTTGGCTAAGACATTTAATGCATCCTCTGCTTTGGATAGATTACCCTCAGCAACAGCATCTTTGATATTGTTAATCAAATCGGCAGATTTCAATCCAAACATTGGAGAGGCGGCGGCTGCTACCTTATAATCACTTTGGTTGTTAACGTAAAGCTCATTAATTCCTTCTTTGCTAAAAGAAGATACAGAACCTTGGCAAAGCAACAAGTTTGGTTTGTTTAATTTTCCATTAGCCAATTTGACTGGAACTGTGAAAGCCACGGTACCACCATCAAGAGAGACCCCGTAGAAAATTGTATTGTCGTCACTACCGGTTACCACAATTTGTGGATTCTTGTGACCATAGCTTACTAGTTCCCTAGTAATGTGTTCTCTAGCAATTCTTACCTTGTCAGCACCATGTTGGAACTCTGCAATACCAGAAGGAGAGGTAAAAGTTTTCTCAAAAGAAACAAATTCATCAGACTTTGGTAGCTCCACGTCCTTAACGGAGGCGGTTGCCATCTTTTGTCCAACAATTTGTCCTTGGAAAAATTCAGATTTACCTTGTCTGGTAGCATTTAGTTTGGTAAGAGCAATTTCTGCATCGCTAACCTCTCTGTTCTCAGAAGCGGCTCTAGTTAAAACAGTTAGCATGCTTGCACCAGTTACTTTGGACTTATTGCCAGCATAGGTGGTCAAATAAGCTTTAATATTGATGTTGTTAAGTTCTTGTGGTCCAGCATTGCCCATAAATACAGAAGCTTCAACAACCTTGTTGTTGTGAATCTCAATTGGGACATAAAGGCTGGTTACTCCCTTTGGAGTTTCATAGTCCGCTTTGATAATAAGAAATTTCTCGCTGCCGGCGTCTACTTCTAGTGTATTTGGTTTTAAATTCCATGCATCTAGGGTGCTAATAACAGATGCTTTAGCTTTATTAGCTAATGCTTGGGAGTACATCTTAACAGGAAGGCTTGGGTCAAATACGCTATCTAGTGCATTAGCTAAAACTTGATCGCCGACTTCATAAGGATTAACTTGAGTGGCTTCGTCTCTTTGCATGACAGTTGGAGTTGGGAGAGCATCCACAACACCCAATTCATCTTGAAAGAGCTCGGCAAACTTAGTGTTACGAGAATGAAGTTTGTGATAAAGTGATTTTAAATCGGCTTTACGAATGAAGAGAGTTTGATTGGCAGCCATCTTGCTAATAACACGAGACATGGCACCAATGGTCTGATCACCCGGATAAGCTTCAAGGCAATTAGCTAACTTGGCAGCCAAGATTGGCGTAGCTAATTTTTCGTTGTCCTTTGCATTTTTTGCTAAAGAACTCACTAGTTGCTGTATTTTGTCGAGGCTCATTGAAGTTCCTATTCCTATTTAGACCAACTCAGGGTATTTCTTTAATACCTCGTTTTTAGCTGAAGCAGGCATTTCACTCAAAAGAGCGGTGACCAATTTTTTGTTTTCAGCTAATTTAGAAGGTAAGTAATCTGGGATTTTGTGCAATTCAGAACGAGGAATTCCCAATCGGCTAGAAGCGACTCTGACAATAGGGTCTCCTTTATAAGAGACCTGTAGCTCTCCTGCCGTTTTGGTAATGGCTACTTCCCATAGCGCTGCGGTTTTCTCCTCATCTTCTTGATATAAGGAAACGATGTAATCTCCGTCGTCAGCGCTTTGTACTTGCCAAAGCTCTGCGCCTTTATCACCGTCTTTGAATCTAACAATGTCAAAAGCAACTGACTCTAGCTGATCTTTAACGTCAGCGAGCCTGTATGCTTTCTTGTAGATTTTGTTCTCCAAACTTGAGTAATTTATCGAAAATTTTGACATTACGTCTCCCGTAAATGCAATATGCCCTATCTTAGATAGAGAAATATTGATAATATCCTGCAATTTATTGATAGGTTGCGAGGCTACCTAATAAATTGCAGAATATCACCATTAGCTTAAAGAATTACCAACGTTCCTCACGAAGATCGCGCATTTGTAGCAAAATGTCTTTAATCTTCTCATCGTTTTCGATAATCTTACGAATTTTCTTCCTAGCTCCACCGTAAATCTTCTTACCATTCTTATAATCCACGTTTCCGTTTAAAGATTTAGTAATGGAACTTTGGTTCACATCTAGCATCTTGGCAATCTCCATTTGGGTATAGCCGTCTGCGTAGAGTCTGATCACTTCTCTTTGTCTTGGTGTAAGTAGGGTATCTACCACTCTCCAAAACTCATGTTTCAACTGCTCTTCTAGATTCATGAGATCTTCATTGTATTCAAATGGGTTGAGCCTATTGTAAATGCTATCGTCATTACAGAAAGATTCCATCATGTCATTTGAACAAACTGTTTCTAATAAAACCCACTGGTACTTGTCGGATCTATTCTTTCTACGTTCCATATTAGCCTCTATTACTTAGTATAAGTTAGTTTATTAACAATATTGAAAATACAATCTTGGGACAAATCATATTTGATACCCAATTGCTTTTGAGTATATAGACCAGTCTCATACTCATTTCTTATTGTTTCAGCTTTCTCGAACGTCAATTTTCGGTTAGGTGCAATATGACCCATATGACTTTTTGACAAATTTTTCTTATGTTCTTCAGAAAAAACTTTGTTTTTCTTGGCAGCGGACATTTTTGTTTTCCATTCCTCAGAAAACTTTTTACCACCATTGGTGTTGCCGCCTTCGCCACCAGGAGTATCATTATAGCCCCAAAAAGATTTATAAGTATCAAAATAGGAAATCCAATCTATTTCACCTACTAGCATAGCGTCTCTAGACGGATATTCTTCCACCATTCTGATAACAAAATTATCTTTTCCATATTTTCTGATTGCTTTATGCAAATAACAAAGAGAACCTTCATTTGCTTTACAGATGTGTTTTTGCAATCTTACATCTAAAATTCTTTCGGTACGACCGACATACATCTTATTATTGACTGTATTCACGACTACATAAACTTGATACATTGATCTCCTCAGATAATTATTGAGACTAAATAACAATATATCAATAGTAAGAGACCGAAATTTTTGAATAAATCAGCCTCTGACAAGAAAAGACATGTCTTCGTAACTACCAATATTGTCTTTGGCAATATACTCGTCAATGTCTTTAAATCTTTCGGGTATGTAAAAATTCTGAATATTCGCCAACTTGCCGAACCTGTTAATCGCGCTTTTCCTCCCTTTTTCGCCGGCTTCGTCGTTATCCAATAATAAAATTATATTATCGGTGTATCTGCTAATGACAGAAAATTGATAGGAAGTCATGTTAGAAGTGCCTAAAGCTACAATATTTCTAAAACCTTTCTCCATAGCTTTAATCACATCCATCTGACCTTCCACCACATACACAAGATTTTGTTCTATTATCTGCTGTTTATTCTCAAAAAGACCAAATAAGCATTGACCTTTCTTAAAATATTGATTGTTTTTGGTATTTTTGTATTTAGGAATCTTCTTTATACTTCGCTCTACATCATCCAGCAAAGTCCTTCCAACCATGGCAACGGCATTGCCATAGACATCTCGGAAAGGCATAACTAGTGGATAATCTTCAAAATATAAGAAACTTATGGTCCTGGGGAACAAAGAATCTTCAATGGTCTTTGTGTAAAAGAGATCCCCTTCTCGGAGAGCTTCTTCCCCTATCAAATCTGTTAAGACCTTTAAATTACTAATTCCTGGAAAGTATCCGAACTGAAAAAGTTCTTGACTTTCTGCATTTAATCGCGAATCTAAATAGGCTTTGGTTTCCCGAGCCTCTGGAAAATTATGCAGAAGGAATCTGCATGAATCAATTATTTTATCGTACATAACCAATGAAACTTTCTTATTTTGGTATGTTTTTGATTTTACAAATCCTGTCCAGCCGTTTTCAGTTTTTCTCTCAGCATAATCTTGAAAGGTTCGCTGAGGTGAGTGTGAGCTTTGTTGCATGCTGGACACACTATATCTTCTTTAACTAACTTCGGGCGCTCCTCTTTTCCACAATTTCTACACTTGACAGCAAATGATACTGCTTTTTTTTGTTTAAATTGTTTCAAAGACTTCAATTGCACTTTGGCAAAATAAGTAATATTGGTTAATTCTTTATCACATTCTGAGCAATATACTTTATCCTCTTTGGGATCGATATATGGTTCCATTTGTTTACAACAGCCTTTATTCGTACAATTCATCATGAAGGGCATTAGGTTACCTCATCTACTAGAACACCAATCAACTTATCAGTGTTGGAAGGATACTTAACATCTAGAATAATTCTTTGATTACCTACCCGATTAACTCCCAGATTAGGCACTATTACCTCCTCTTTATTCCTAGATTTAGCTTTAACAACCACTTCCTTATCACCTATAACAGTCTTAATGATTTTCTTACACCCTCTTAAAGCTTCCAATAGGGAGACCTCTAAAGTAGAAACCACATCTTGACCCTCTAGAGATAGACCAGCTTCAGGTGTTACATTAATATGTAAATGAGCATCTGTAAATTGATCCATCGTAAACATGCTGCCAGCGTAATTGCCCATACCACCTAAGCGCAAAATATTACCATTGACGACGCCGCCAGGCACATTAACTTGAATAGAGACATCTGTTTTGATTGTACCCTGTCCTTGGCACGGACTACACATTTCAGATTTAGTTCTGCCGTGACACTTATCACAAGTACGAGTGAAAATCATATTTCCCCGTTGATTTACAATCTCTCCACGACCACCGCATTTATCACAGCCATTATTTAAAACTACAACGCCTTGCCCTGAGCAGCCAGCACATTTACCATCTCGAACAAACTTCAAGTCTTTTCTACAGCCGAGGACAGACTCTTTAAAAGAAATAGTGGTATGCAATTCTATGTGGCTAACCACACGGGTTTGTTGTTGCTGTTGTGCAAATGGACCAAAAGGAGAGCGTCCCCAAGTCTGTTGCTGAATATCTTCGCGGTCTGTGCTTTGTCCGGTAGAGACTACTTTATAGGCTTCATTGATTTTTTTGAATTTGTCTTCGGCGCCGGGCTCTTTATTTACGTCAGGGTGATACTTCTTGGTAAGTTCTCGGTATTTCTTCTTAGCATCCTCCTGAGAGGCGTCTTGTGGTATTTCTAAGATTGTATGCGCTTCTTTCAAATTCATTTCTTCTTACCTTTGCGCTTAGCCTTGCCTGACAACAAAAAAGCATAATACAGCGCTACAGCTACGCCGTCCGCTTTATCGTAATTTTCCACCTTTATGTTGCCCTTTTTGTTAGTCTCGTAGGGAAACGTAATTCCTAAATGTTTTGCGACAAGCTCTGGCATATCTTCTTTTTTTGGAAAATCCTTGCCAAACTTCAATCCGTGTCTAATACTCATCACGCTTAACAATTCGGGACTTCTTCCCAAATAGTCATAAGCTAACAATCCAATCATCCTATTAAATGTTGTCAGCGTAATAATAGTCTTAGCAGTACTTTTGCCTTGCATGAATTGGATAATATCTTCAATACCAATATGATCTGGTTTGACGCTTTCTAATATCATTTGAACTTTATTTCTAGTATCTACTATGCGCTCAATGATAGTTCCTTTCTTAATTGGCTTTAAGTAATCAGCGGAAACGAAACTAATCTTTCCAGAATAATCATCTATCTCCAATACACAATAACCAATCGTAGTGGAAGAAACATCAAATCCTAAAACTTTACTCATAACGAGTAATATATCAGAAAAAGAAAAAGGCTCGGATGTTTAATCCGAGCCTTTTAATTTATTAGGGAGGAAAGTCTTAGGACTGAGCTTGAGTTGCGTCGTAAGCTGGGAAGCTGCTTTCTAGATCCTCATCATCAGTCATGCTGACGGCTGTGGTTTTAGGAGTGGCTTTTGGTGCAGCCTTCTTGGCGCCAGCAGCAGGGGCTGCGGGAGCGGCAGTATCAGCGACACCATTGATCTTGTCTAGTCTCTTCTGCACGTTCTCCGGAGTGAGAGGAGTTACTCTACGCTTCAAATCATCCAAGTCGGCACTGTCTTTGATCATTTGATCAGCAGCAGATAGTGGCTCCTTAGAAATTGCTTGCACGGAGTAGTAACCAGTAGCTCCACCGTTCTTATCGACAACAATGTCGATGTCATACTTGGTTGGATCTCCCCAACGCTGAACGTTCTTAGCATACTTTCTAATCTGCGAGAACACAGCATAGGAAATATCTAGAATCTTGTAGGTGCCAGTCTTACGACTGATAACACCAATCAACCAACGTGGCTTAGCCTTGTCGCCTGAATCACAGCATGGGCAGCTACCATGAATTGCAGAACAGCTTACTTTCTGTCCGAAATCTTTTGGATTGTTTGCGTCCTTCTTTACCTTATGAACCAAATACTGGAAAGGTTGAGTAACGAGTCTCATCTCGTTAGAGCCCTCCTCTAATCTAAGGAATAGGTCTTTATTGTTTGTGTTCTTCTTATCATTACCGCCTGGGAATACGTCATCGCTCCAGGATACTTCTCCAAATGTAGTCATATTGATCTCCTAATGTTTTCTCTTATTGTACACTACGGTACTTTTTCTATTTAACAAATCGGACTGTTTTCATCTTAGCACATTAGCGTGCAAATCTAACTAAACGAGTACGAGCATGATCAGTTGTACGAAGGAATCTTACACTGATTCTTCTATTGCGTAGTCTGTTGACTACTCTATTGATTACGACCCTCAAAGCACCAGGAGAACCTGGAAGGATTGAGCGCCTCTTACCGAGAACTTTGCCCAAAGTAGTCTTCAACTCTGTCATTGTTCCCAACCAAACTCTATTGCTACCAACTACCGTCAGAATGCTTGTCATAACAGTGTCATCGACACGAGATGTAACGGGAATTCTACGGGTATTTGTCTTACTATTAGATGCCATTTTATTACTCACTTTCACCTTATATTTGACCAAAATAGTCAAAGTTGAAACTTTTATTTTGCCTTAAAAACGAGGTTCCTAATACCGGAAATTCGGTGCAACGGAAACATCATCTCCAATATTAATTCCTTGGAAGCAGAAGTCAAGATGTCAAAAAAGTTTTTGATTAATTCATCATCAGACTCTTCAACATAGATTCCTTTTACTTGAATAAACCCGTTTTGAACTTCAGGCTTATCCATCGACAAGAATCTTTCTGTTAATTTGCCCTTACCATCTGTCAAATAAATTAGATGAGGCGGCTTTTTCATCAGTGCTCCAGCGTTCGGAAGAACTGCTGTTACACCAATAGCAAAATCTTTATCAGGCATTATGCACCTTTCTTACTCTTCCTTTTGCCATCTACCTCTTCAATTGTTTTTTCTAAAGAGTCAGCAGCAGCACTTAATTTCTTTTTTAATTGTTCTTGCCTCTTAGCTTCCCACTTTGCATCGCGGGCTTGGCTAATCTTTTGTATTAATTCAGCAGCTAAGGCAGAATCATCTTTGATAGCATCGCAGAACTTACCAAAACCAACCCATTTACGATCTCCATATTCATGTGAAACTGTAGATGGTTTTGTCACTACGTTATAGTCCAAAGATAGTTGAGCAATCTCTTCGTGCCTATCTATGATACCAATACCGAAATCAACTTTGAATTCACATTTTCTTGGCCAAGGTCCAAACTTAGACTTCTCGATAGTAGCTCTAATGGTTTGTCCAATCTTGTTCTCTTTTTCATCCAAGATGCGAGCATCTGCACGATTAACTGGTTCGAAATAAACGTTGGCACTTAAGAAATGCGCGTAAGTATTTCCACCCGAGAATGTATGATCTACTCCATAAGGATCCATATTGGCTTTCTTATGGTTGATGATGATAAAAGGAGTTTTTGTTTTACTGACCTCTAATGAAAGCTTACGGAAGGTGGTCGTCAAAAATCTAGCAAGCAACGCCATGTTCATCTTACCAACAGCCGAAACATCTTCACCTGGAGGGATAATAGAACCAAGAGAATCCAATACAATCATGTTGATATTGAACTCACCAGAAGCAATCTTATCTAGAAGACCTTCCTTTTGTTTACCTTTGAGGATATGAGTCTTAGCGTCTTCTTTTGGAACACCAAGAACTAATTCAAAACACTTGCGACCATTAACGGCAGTATCGCCCTGAACAAGGATGATGCGAGAAGTATCTAGACCCAAAGCTTCTGCCCAAGTTGGAGAGAAGGTCTGCTCGGCATCAATAAATACTTGCTGTGATTCTGGATCTTCAGCCTGAGCCTCTTTGATAGCGATCATTGCCATCAAAGTTTTACCAGAGCCTGGAGGTCCATAATACTGAATCAATCTACCTTTAGGATTACCACCTGAAGATAGTGCATCATCTAATACTAATGAGCCCGTGGGAATGACTGGGAGTTTCTCACCAATCGTTTCATGAGCCATCTTGAAATCTAATTGTTCTTCTGACTCTGCATAACTTTTGAAAAAAGCTTCTAATTTGTTCGACATTTTATCTCCCATCATTCGTAGCCTTCGGGAATCTTCTCGGTTGTCGTCGTGCCTAGACTATATCCGAGGATCGTCTTCCTGAGCCCCGCCGCAATATCTTTAAAATGATGGTGACTCTTCACCAAAATTTCATATTTGCGCTCTAGGACTAATTTACTTCCTTTGGCTTTTGCTAATTTGATTTGCACTTCTTCGACTACGGGCGCTGATTCTCCTGCCCATTTCTTCATGTCTGCGGTGGTTCTTGCACCATCAGGTGCTTGATACGCTAATGACACTGCATTTTTTGTGCTATTTACTTTTGTTTCTAGATATCCTACTGTCTTTACAATCTTACCTAGGTATTCTGTTATTACGTCGGCACCCCTTAATGCTTGCTGCTGCAACAATTCAGCATGAGCCAAATCAATTGCATCAGTATTTTGGAGCCTTTCTAAGACCTGCTGAATTTCTGTTAAATCGAAATTCGCAAAATCTTCTTCTAACTCGTTACCCAAAAAATCACCAAGTCTTACGTGCTGGCTCATAATTGTCTTCCTTGCTATAATGTGTAATATGTCGAACTTTTTCTCGACAAAAATTATTTCTTGCTATTAAGTTTTTCTTTTAGCATAGCCACCACTTCATCGATCTGGGCATGCATCTGGCGAAGGTGTTGATGCTGCATTAAACTCATCAAAAACAAATAAACTTCAAAGCTAGTTTGCCTAGTCGAACATGGCTTGAGAAACATAATAATCCCTTGCTCAGCTGACTCAACCAAATCTATAACTAGATCATCTCCCCTATTAGTCATAGTGGTATAGGATTTAACAATCTTTTGATACATAGACCACTCATCTTGGGTCATGTCTATTTTTTTGTTATCAATTATTCTTACAGCCATAACTTACTCTCTTATGGTTTAACCTCTAGAAAATGAACCTTTGGCTCCAGACTGGAAATTACGACGGGATTCCGCCACACTTTCTTGTTGTCTTTGTAGCTTAGCCAAATCAGCGGATGGATCTTTAGCGCCGCCCTTGGCTCGGTTCGCCATAGCTATAACAATGGATGGAATGGCGTCTTCACCATCTCCAGCATCAGGCAAAGAAGAGGCTACATCTCCACCGTCCATTAAAGCCTGAAATTCAGCAACGGCTTCTGGGTCGGCATGTTCCATCATTTCTGGTGGGAGGTGAGCAGCCAAACCAGCTTGGTTGATGACTGTGGCGCCTTCCCTTCTGATTTGTTGTGCCATTTCTTTAAGACGCTGAGTTTTTTCGGCAGGACTTTTGAATTTGTCAATATTGGGCTTGATAGCCTCTGCCCTTTTAAAAAAGTCATTAGTCGCCTCCTCGGATTGGATTTTTTCGGCAACCACTTCCTCCGAGCCGTGTTCCGTTTCGACCTTGACCGTGAATTTCTTTTCGGCTGCTTTCTTATCTGAAATCTTCTTTTCTGCAACGATCTCTTCATCACGTTGTTTTCTAATCTCATCAGCATATTCTTGCGGAAGAAATTGTTTTAGATTAGGAGAATCCGTCTTAATATAAGAGTGATTTGATAACATCCAATCATTCAATTGATCAGGATATTCTTGTAGGGCATCCATGGTTTGACGTAAAGAAGAGAAAAGATTCTTCAAATGCTCTTCCATAATACCTTGCCCACAAAAGGGACACACATTGATATCAATGGCATGAGTCCATTTTGGATTAATTTCCATTTGACAAGACATACATTTCATATTACGTTACCCTTCTAAAGGCTGGCTCTCTATTTTTAGAAGCAACTTTTTTCAACATTTTCCTTAGGAAAAGATAATCCATAGCTTCTTGACTTAATGATGGATTAATACATCTGTCAAAAAATTCTTTTAGTTCTTGGACTTTGCTTCCTGGTCTAGAACTTATATCGGCAACTATTTGTTTAATACGATATACGGTAAGAGGAAGGGCGTTCTTATCACCAACATATTCTGTCGTGATAAAACCTAATGCATTTAGGATGCCAACGTCATTATGTAGTTTGGCATACTCGTAAAGCTTTTTAAGTCTCAGCTCAGAGGGAAGGGTCGGGGCTTCTGACTCATGTCTACTGCCCAAGTCTTTAATCTTGCCTCGGTCTGAATACTGCTTTACTTTTCTAATTGACATTATTTTTCAACTCTTCTGAAAACGCCCTTAAATTTGTTTTCTGTCTTAGACATTTTTTTGGTAGTCTTGGCTTTACCTACCGAAACTGGTTGACGAGGCTTACTAACACGCTTACGTGGTTTCTTAGCTGATTTTTCTTCAGTCAAATCTTTAGCATCCAAATCTTTAGCATACTTTGTAAGCACGTTAAGAGCCTGGGTTAATCCCTTGGTATTAAATTCTCCATTTTCATTAAACAATGGGGTTGTAGAAACTACTTGAACCTCATGAGGCTCCTCTTGCTCTAATTTGGCCACGTTGGTTAATTCCCTATATTTTTCTTTAGTTAGATTCAAAGTATTAAGTTTTTTAGCCGTTTTCTTCCATTGTCTTTCCACCCAAGAAAAGTCATAATCTTCATCATACTCTTCAGTATCTTGAATTTGATCCATGGCTTCACTGGCTAGTCTCATAAGCCTATCGCCTGGTCGAGAGTTTGGGTCAAGATCCTGGACTACTAGTACATGACGCATAAGTAAATTCAATGGGGCTAAAGTTTTATCTACCACAGTAGTGGCAACATGTACATAAGTGGCAAGCAATTTAGGATTCTTGCGTAAAAAATCATTGAGATATTGCATTATTTTTTTCCTGATTTCTTGGAAGGTTTTCTGCCTCTGCGAGCTTTAGGAGCTGCGGAAAGTCTAATATCTGCTGCTACTTTATTCAAAGCTTGATGTGCTTTGGTAATTTCTTCGGTAGATGGTTGCGATGGAACACCACTCATTACGAAAGAAGTGGGCATGATAGAATTAACTGAGGCGGCAAAAGGAGAAGCCGAGGTGCCGGAGATGGAGTTGGTAGAGCTGGTATAGTTGATTGATTGTGGAGTTACGTCAACATTACGGACAACTACACCTCCGGTGGCACCCAAGCTATCGTAGGTTGTAACACTGTTACTATTAAAACCTACAAAAGGAACTGGAGCTAAAGAAGCAGATAGGTCTTTAATCAAATCTTGCATTTCTGGAATCTTAGTTACAGAATTGGCAATATCGGCAGTATTCAAAGCAATAGCGGTCAGCTCACTAGATCCAGAAATTTTCTGGATTTCATCAACTAATTCCTGAGCAGTCATATTATCTGACTCAGCCACTAAATCATCAAGAGTCTCAGATTCAGCCACAAACATATTTGGCTTTGGCTTCTCTCCCTTTGGTTTAAGGAATTGCTGAAAATGTTTTTGAACATCTTCTGATTTTGGTTTCACCTTAGAATATTTTGGAGAGTCTGAACTACCATTCAATTTCAAAGAGAAATTGGATAATACATAAGCCGCAAAATCTTCTACAGAAGCATTGCTTTTGCTAAACTCAACTGTTTTCTTAAGGAACAAAGACATAATATCGCTGGACTGCTGATTGTTACTAGCCATTGGTTTCTCCGAACTTTCGGCGTCATCTTGCACAATAATAGTGCCAGATTCAGTTTGATAAGCCTTGACTGGTAACTCGCCTGCCTTAAACCACCTGTAGGCGGTTAGATAGGCTATGCCTTGTTTATCTGCCCAATCTTTTAGCTTCATAACTTCATTCCTTACTATGCCTAGATTTATATACAAATGATATCATCTATTTCATTTTTTTATGAAGGCGTGATTAAAGCCTTCATTTGTTATTATTTGATATCTTATATATCATCAGTCATCAACCTCTTCATCCAAATCGATGAGACCCTCATCATATAGCGAGTCCTCAATTTGTTCGATTAAGTCTTTGACCTCTGTCAGCTTGGTCACAGCCTCTTCTGCTAACTTAGCCTTGGCTTCTTTTAGATTGACTTTCTTTGCCTTGAGGTCGGCGGGCAGGGCGGGCACCAACGCAATGTTATACAATTCATCCAAAATGATACCAATATCATCTTCATAGTTATTGGTATTACCGGAGAAGCTAAGAGCTAAACCTATATCAAATTCGGCTTTACTATGCACCTGTTTAATTCTTTGCTGAACCACTTGCCATCTATCAGGGAAAATGGTACAAGTGCACTGCTCTCCATTCTTATCCTCAAGAACTGCCTTAATCATTGATTGACCATAATATTTAGAAGTTTCTTTCTTTACTTTGAATTCAAAGAAGCTTCTGATAATTCCCTTAATTGGATACAACTTGGTCTTATCTTTTACTTTCTTAATATCAAATACAGTCTTATGATCTTCTTTAAAGAAATCTCCGTAAGCTGCCGATGGTTTGCAGATAAATGATTCTGACAAGTAGAATTGCTCCAAAGCATACGATTCAGACATTTTCCAGTCCGGCTCTTTTGGCCAAGGATAAATAAATTCTTCTGTTAATGGGTCATGTTTCTTTAACCAAACTTGCAATTTCTTACGATAATCAGAAACATACAAATAGATCATCTTTCTTGGAATTTTGAAATGATCCATACAGCCTGCTGATGCTAAAGCCTGAATAGCATTAGCTCGCACTTTCTTAGTATCTACTCTAACCATGAAATCAAAGAAACTCTTAAACGGTCTCTTTTCAATAATGTCCTTGATAGCATCTTCGCCTACAAATTTCAAGGCATCCAATCCTGTCAATAGTTTATTACCGTCAGAAATAGTATAGGTCAATTGTGATTGATTAATATCGGGCGGCAATAGCTTTACTTTATTCGCTTTCAGTTCTTTTTTGATTTTCTCAATATTTGCTTTAGCGTCTGGGGTATTGGATTTTACTTCTGCCATCAAATTGGCTAATAAGAATTCCACCGGATAGTGCGCTTTCAAATAAGCCGTCTTGTAACCGGTCATAGAATACAATACGGCGTGAGAGACGTTGAAGCCGTAGCCCTGGAACTTATCAACCACTTCGTCCCAGATGCGCTTAGCAATTTCTTCATTTACTCCTTGCTTAACAGCATCAGTAATAAACTCAGTTCTCCAAGCTTGGGCTTTCTTAGGATTCTTTCCTTTTTCTTTGGTCAACTTACGTAGACGGTCAGCGGAATGCAAACTCCAACCTGCCACGTCTTGTGCCAAATACATCAGACACTCTTCATACAAACCGAAACCATAAGTGCTATTGAAAGCTCTACCTAGTTTTGGATGCAGAAGTGTCATCGGCTTGTCGCCGTCTCTGGTTTTGATGAAGTCGCTTCTCATATCACGAGCGGAAGGTCTAGCCAAAGCGTTGATATTTGCCAAGTCGTTAATTGTTTTAGGTTTGATGCGACGACATAGATCGATAGTTCCTCCA